TTAGAATATATTAAAAGTAATGATATTATGAGGAAAAACCGTGTATAGCTCACTAAATATTTACAACCAGCCTGTAACTTTAGCTCCTACAACGGTTGCATCTCCTAATGCTGCTTACCAAAGGATGGCAAATTTCTGGGGATTGATTGAGGATTTGAAGGAAGGAACTTATAAAATACGCAGCGAACATAGAAAATATCTGCAACAAGAGCCACGTGAAACTGACGATGCCTATGATACAAGGCTGGCAAGATCCACAGTTGTTCCTTATTTGCAAAGAATAGAAAAAATGCTATCAGGAATGTTGGTGCGAAAGCCTGTCCGACTTGATGATGTTTCTGACCTTGTTCGGGAGCAGCTTTTTGATGTTGACCTTGAAGGCAACGATCTCAACGTTTGGCTTTACCAAACTGCAAGAACTGCAATATCATTTGGTCACGTTGGTGTGCTTGTTGATGCACCAAAGGAAGGAGAGAAGGCAAGACCTTATTGGGTGACATATACACCAAGAGATATTCTTGGCTGGCGGACAGAAATTATTGAAGGCACAAGGCAACTGACTCAACTAAGATTGATGGAACAGGTGGTGGAATCTGATGGCAAATATGGTGAAAAGCTGGTGAAACAGATTCGAGTTCTTGAGCTTGGTCGATATGAAATACATCGCAAAGATAAAAAAGGTGAATATAAATTAGTTGATGAAGGAGAGATGAGCATCAAAGACAAGATTCCGTTTGCTGTTGCCTATTCAAACCGAGTTGGTTACTACGAAAGCCGCAGTCCTTTATATGACATAGCAGAACTAAACCTAAAGCATTATCAAATACAAAGCGACCTTGATAATATTCTTCATATCAGTTCTGTTCCTTTGCTTGCGGTTTTTGGTTATCCAAACGCTGATGAGATAACAACAGGTCCGAATGAGGCGTTATCTTTGCCACCAGAATCAAGACTTGAATATGTTTCTCCTTCGGGAGACAGCTACGACAGTCAGTTTAAAAGGCTTGGAGATATAAAAGATCAAATAAATACTTTGTCACTTGCTGCTGTTCTTGGCCAAAAATTAGTGGGAGAAACTGCAGAGGCCAAGCGAATCGACAGATCGCAAAACGACTCAACCATGATGGTTATTGCACAGCAGATGCAAGATTTAATTGATAACTGTCTTAAGTTTCACAGCGAATATCTAAACGAACCTAATGCTGGCAGTTCTTTTGTTAATAGAGACTTTGTAACCGCAAGGCTTGAGCCAGCAGAGATTGACAGCCTCCTCAAAATATATGCTGCGAATGGCATCAGCCAAGAGAAACTTCTTGAGCAACTTGCAAGTGGAGAAATACTCGGTGATGACTTTGATATCGAGGAAGAATTAGAAAAAACGCAATCGGGTGGGTTAATTGAGATGAACCAAGAAAGTGAAGCAGCTTAGTAAATGGCAGTTCCAGAGGCTTTTTACAGAGAAGCTATAGATCTCAACAGATATAGCAACAAAGTGCAATTTCAAGTTGCCACCCAATTTAATGAAGTTATTATTGATGCTCTCAGGCAAATAAGAGACCTTGAAGGGAACAGCCCAGCAACAACTGCAAGACTTAGATCAATATTGGCACAAATGGTTGATAGTCTGAAAGGCTGGGAGAACGAAAGTGCTATCTATATGATTAATGAATTGCAAAACTTAGCAGAGTTTCAAGTTGGCTTTGTGCAAGATCAATTACAACGAGTCTTGCCAAAGGGAGAGTTTCAAGTAAACACTGTTGCTGTTTCTCCTGACTTTGCAAAATCGGTTGTGACGAGAGATCCAACTGCTTTGACGATCCGTTTGCGTGATAAAGATGGAGTGTTTAGAACTGCTCAGTTTGCTTTAACTGCAAAAAGAGGATCTGATATTTCTCTTCCAAATGGAAAAACAGTTAAAAAAGCATTCAGAGGTATCGCTGATGATTCTGCTTCAAGACTTTCAAAGGCAATCAGACTTGGTGTTTTAGAGGGAGAGTCATTGCCAAAAATAGTCAGAAGGCTTAAAGGTCCTAATTTAAGTTTTGTTGGTAGACCTAAAAATGCAATCGCTTTGAACTCTGCTTTGAAAGATTCAGAGGGAATGCTCCTATCAAACAAACAAATCCAAACTGTAGTCAGGACAACCGTTAATCAAGTGCAAAATGCTGCAAGTCAAGCAGTTTATGCAGCAAACGAAAATATCACAGGTAAATATCAATATGTTGCAACTCTTGATGCAAAGACAAGCTCTATTTGTCAAAGGTTAGACGGTCAAATTTTTAAATATGATCAGGGTCCTGTTCCTCCACAACATTTTAATTGCAGATCAACAACTGTTCCAGTGATAGATGATGATGATTTAGCTAAAGCCTATCCAGATACAAGACCCTCCGCAACTGGTCGTGTTCCGCAAGATACAAATTATGCAAATTGGTTAAAAGATAATCCAGATATACAAGACAAAGTATTGGGTAAAAAGAAAAGATATTTTAATTTTTTAATTAGTCCCAAAAGAGGAAAGAAACAACTTAATGCCACAAACGCTCTTAAGAAAATTATCCGAGAAGATGGATCAGAGTTATCATTGCAACAACTCGCCAAAAAATATCCAAATGCCAATTAAAAAAGGAAAGTCACAAAAAACAATTACTGGCAACATAAGAATGCTTATGAAAGAAGGCAAATCAAGATCACAGGCGGTGGCGATTGCATTAAGTTCTGCTGGTAAATCTAAACCAGCCAAGAAACGCAAAAGGAAGTAAGATAAAAGAAGCTACTTATTTTCCTATGTATCACTCAGGCGGTAAAAAGAAAACAAAGAAAGTTAAAAAGGGAGGAAAGAAATAATGGGATATACTTTTAAAGTCCAAACTTATGATGAGTCAAAGCCAAAGGCTAAGAACTGCGAAGTAAAGCCAAAAGCAAAAAAATCAAAAAAGAAAGGTGACTAGACGCTTTAGAAAGGTTGCAAAAGATAAAAAAACTGGCGTTGCTAAGAAATATCTTAGTGGGGCCAAAAATAAAGCTGCAAAGGCTGCTGAAATAAAAAGAACGGCAGCAGCTTATAAGCGAGGAGAGTATATTGATATAAAAGCAGTACAAAAATCAAGGGTTGCTCAAGATGGCAGAAAGACCAAAAAGAAAACCACTAAGCGAAAGCGTTAAAAAAACTCTGAAGAAAAAAGCAGAGAAGAGCCGTTTTTCTTACACACAATTGGCTGCCGTTTATCGTAGGGGTCAGGGAGCATATCTTGGTGGCGGATCAAGAAACGTATCGATGGCAGCTTGGGCGATGGGGAGAGTTAATAGTTTTATAACAGGAAAGGGTGGTGCAAGAAAGGCTGATGCTGATTTAATGAGGAAAAAATGAAAAAAAAAGCTCTTACAACTCGTCAAAAAAATGCTTTAAAACGTCATAAGTCAACTCATGGACATACAAAAGCACACATGGATGAGATGACAAAGGCGATGCTTGCTGGTAAAACATTTACCGAGGCCCACAGGCTTGCAATCAGGAAAAAAGGCAAATGACAATCAAAAGAGGCGGACATACTTTTGCTGGTGTTGATAAACCAATCCGTACTCCTAACCACAAGAGTGGAAAGTCTCATGCCGTTGTCATAAAACAAGGAGATGGCTTTAGATTAATCAGATTTGGAATGCAAGGAGCAAAAACAAAGCCTCCAAAGCAGGGTGAGTCAAAGGCAGATAAAGCTAAAAGACGGTCTTTCAAAGCTCGTCATGCTAAAAATATTGCAAAAGGTAAGACAAGTGCAGCTTATTGGGCTGACAAAGTAAAGTGGAGTTAGTATATTAATAATTATTAAGATTTTTTATGGCTGAAGAACCAATTAAACCAAATCCACCTGTTGATACTGCTGCCTTAATTGCAGAAGTTGAAGCGCTGAGAAAAAGCAAGGCAGAACTTTTAGATGATTATAAGAAAGCAAAAGAAGCTGCAAAAGCTGTGCCTCAAGATGTAGATGTAAATGCTTTGATTGCTTTTAAGCAAAAGAAAGAACAAGAAGAGCTAGAAGCTAAAGGTAGATATGAGGAAGCAACAGAAAAACTTGCTGCACAATATAGGCAAGCAGAAGAATCTAAAAACCAAAAAATTCAAGAGCTTGAGAAAAGACAAAGAGAACTTGAGGTCGAAGCCCCTGCTGTGACTGCTCTCGCAGATGTTGTTCACGATCCACAATATGTATTATCGAGACTTAATAAAGACCAATTATCAAGAGACCCTGATGGAACGGTTGTGGTTGTTGACGGATATAACAGAACTTCCGTAAAAGATTGGGCTCAACAAAATATGCCTCAATGGGTGCAAAAGAATCCAAGACCTCAAGGTGGTGGAGCAACAACAACTAAGGTGACGGCTGACGTTGTTACAGGAGAAAGTAATCCTTTTGCAAGAGAATCTTTTAATTTAACTGAGCAAGCGAGACTTTATCGCACAGATATTAATAAATATAATATGCTCAAAAATGCAGTTAGCGGTTAATATAAGACTAACGTAGTTGTGCTGCGTCAGAGGTTGTGCCTCGAAGTGAACATATTTT